CGTGACCGGGCCGGCGTTGGTGAGGTCGAGCGCGTATTGGACGACGGCGCCGACGTTGTTGAGCGCCGTGCCGGGTAGCTGGGCGAGGGCGGTGAGCCGGTCGATGATGGCCCGCTTGGCGGCGTAGGCGTTGGTGCTCACAGCGGCCCCGGATACCCGGCGCGGATGTAGGCCGCGTCGATGTCGAGGTACCCGGTCGACACACCTGAGGGGCTGGCGAGCCGGTAGACGCCGCCGTCCTGGGTCGTCCACTGGATCGCGTTGCCGGGCATCAGGGACTGGTTCGCGCCGACCCGCTGCCGTAGCCGGGTGATGGCCGCGTCGCGTACGTACGCGGGCGGCCGGTCCATGCCGTACTCGATCTCCGCGATGATGTTCCGGCCGCCGTAGGGGCCCAACCAGCCCGACCCTTGGATCCAGCCGCCGGGGTAGAACAGGACGCCGGCCTCGGTGCCCTGCACCTGGGCCAGCTGTCCGGCGTTGAACACGACGCCGGCGACGGAGATCGACCGGACCTTGCGTATCGGCATGAACGGGCACAGGATCTCGGCGGTGTTGTTGCCGACGAGCGTGACCCGGGCGAACCGGGGCACGAACCCGACGTTGGCGATGTCCTCGGCTTCCTGCTCGACCGCGATCCGGGCGTCGACGAGCAGCGAGGTCGGGTACTTGTTCTTGTCGGCCAGCCCGGGCATGCCGACCGGGCCGCCCAGGGCGCGGCGGGCCTCGCCGATGCCGAACATGAACCCGCCGACGGTGTCGATGACGTCGGTGACGGTGACGGACACACCACCGAATGAGCCGGTCCATGCCAGCGTCCAAGCGTCGGGCGCGGCCGGCGCTTGGAACGCCATCGAGTAGAGGCCGGTGCCGTCGTGGCTAGCGGTGCCGGTGCCGCCCGGGGTGACCGCTGTGCCGTCGGCGTGGAACAGGGCCCAGGTGACGGGGCCGGCGGCGTCGGTCGCGACCTCGTCGACCTCAAACGTGTGCGACAGCGTCACGTTTGAGGTCTGCAGGACCCGTACCTCGGCCACCGGCTACCCTCAGCCCTTCTCGCCCGCGGGCGCGTCGGCGGTGCTCATCTTGTCGGCCTTGGCGGCCCGGCCGGTCGGGGCCTCGTCCTGGGCCTTAGCGGCGGCCCTTTCGGCGGCGGCGGCCTTGGCCTCAGCCCTGGTCTGCTGCACTTCCTCGCCCTCCTCCTCGACCTCCTCCTCGAGCTCGAGCTCGGCCTCGTCGTCGCTGGCGGCGCGGGCGGCCCGGTGCTCGCCGACCTCGTCCGGGTCGAGCCCGGCCGCGGCGAGCATCTTGTGGCCCCGCTTCTCGGCCTCGAGGTCGCCGAGGGCCTCGGCGTTGTCGAGCTCGTTGAGGCCGAGCTCGAGGTGTGGCGGCAGCTTCGACATGACGACTCCGATCAGGTCTCTTGGACGACCAGCCCGACCGCGGCGAGGGCCTTTTGGCACCGCGTCGCGGTCGTGCCCGTGCCGCCACAGTTGGTCCATTCGTTAAGGGCGGACTGGGCGTTGATGCTGTAGCCGTTGGGCAGCGTCGGCAGGTACGTCGACGTCTTGTCGGTGTGGCCGTTGGTTTTCTTGGTGACGTTCACCAGCGCGGCGGCGAGGGTGAGGGCCTGGGGGCCGCTGCTGCCGGTCGCGTTGCCGTCCATCACCGCGGCGTTCGCGTTGGTGACTGACTGCACCTTGCGGCCGGCGGTGTTGGTCGTGGTGACCGTGCGGCCGATGTCGGTGGGGCCGAACCCGGCGGCGGTGTCGGTCAGGCTGGGCTGGCCGCTCACCACGGAGACGGTCGAGCCGAATACGTGGCTGGCCGCACCTGCCTGTTTGATCTGGGTCGTGGTCATGGGGTGCCCCTCAGTAGGCGAATAGGTCGATCGTGTTGGTGATCCCCGTGTTCGCCGAGAACGTCACCCGAAGGAAGATCCACGGGATGTCCACCGGGAGCAGCTTCCAGAACGTCGCCGCGGTCGTGATGACGAACGTGGCCGACGTGAGGGTGCCGGGCGGCCCGCCGGCGGTCGGCAGGTCCTGCAGCGGCTGCGCGACCCACGCGACGTTGTCGGGCGAGCCCTCGACGAGGTAGGTGCATGTCGTGCCGACGACCGTGGTGATTCGCAGCAGCGCGCCGTAGCCCATCCGATCGGCGCGGCGCTGCACACGGTTGGTCGCCTCGACGTTGCCGCCCAGGGCGGTGCACATGTTCGTACCGGCCCCGAACCCGGCGTTGGGAAGTACGGCCATCGTCGCGCCTTTCTCCGTTGCGGCGCCGGCGCCGAGGCCCGGTTGCCCGGGCCCCGGCGGGGTCGATCAGGTGCCGGCGAAGGTCGGCGTGATGAGCCCGGTACCGTCGATCTTGATCGCGGAACCGGTGAACCGGCGGAACGTGTAGGCGAAGTAGCCGTAGAGCACCAGCAGCACGCCCAGCGACGCGGCGGCCGGCTGCTCAGCCCGGATGAACACGGGCGCGTTCGGGTCCTCCCACAGGTGGCATTCCCGGGTCGCGGTCACGTAGATCTGGTCCTGGTTGGTGCCGGCGCCGAGGTTCGTCTCGAGGTTGGCGTCGACCACAACGGACAGTCCACACGCGAGGGTGCCGCGCACGCCGGCGGCGTACGCGATGCCCTGGTTGACACCGGTGGCCTGCACCGGCCCCGCACCCGCGGTAAAGATCATCGGCCAGTTGGGGCCGACCGCGGAGAGCATCCCGTACCAGCGGCGCGGGTGCATGATCGCGATGTCCGGCTGCGCCCACGCGAGGAGGTTGGTCTCGACGGAGCTCATGGCCTGCACGATCTGCCCGTAAATCTTGGGCGTGGTCGGCGACGCGTCGGTGTACGTCTGCGTCGTCGCGACGCCCTTGAGGCCGGTCGTGGCCTGCAGGATGAGCGTGTTGTCGAGCGTGGTCGCGTACCGGCGGAACAGGTCGTCCATGACGACGCCGTCGACGCCGGTGCCGCGGTCGATCGCCTGACGGGACAGCGTCTGTTGACCAGCGATCGTCTGCACATTCTCGGTGAGGAGTGTGTCGTCGATGTTGGTCTCCGACACGCCCGTGTTCTCCGAGGCCTGCAGCGCCGCGGACGTCGCGGTCGTGATCCGCGAGATGTTGATCGTCATGCCGTCCGGCGGCAGGTCGTGATGCGTGCACACATTCGCGAACGGGCGCAGCGCGGCGACGGCCGGGGCGTACATGTCGGTCAGGTACTGGGGGACGGTGAGGCCGGCGAACGCACCGGTACCGGCCGCGCGCTTCATGTACTGGCCCCGCTCGACGCGCTCCTCGTTCATATGCCGCGACAGACGCGACTCCGACTCGAGGTCGCCGTACAGCTGCTTGCGCAACACGTCCATGAGGAACATGCCGCCGTCGCGGTCCTTCGACTTGTCGTAGGTCCGCTCCTCGGCGCCCACGCGGGCGACCTGGTCGTACGCGGGCCGGGCCCGGGCCGCGGTCGCCGCGGTGGCGGTCGCGACGGCCCCGCCGGCGCGCTGCTGCAGGTGGTCGTCCGACGCGCGCTCAGCGTCGCGGGTTTCCTTGGCGTCGCGCAGTTGCGTCGCGAGCTCGGGCTCGTCGTGGTCGCACTGGTCGCGGGTGGCCTTGGCCCGCAGTACGTCGGCCTTCTCGTCCTCGGTGAGCTTGTTACGGCCCGATGCGTTGGCCCGCGCAAAGATCATGCGGACGTCCTCGATCGCGCGTGCGCGCTCCTTACGGTTGCGCTCGAGCTTGATCTCGATCTGGGTGACGATGTCGTCGAAACTCAGGGTTGCCGTCGGTGGCATGGCGTGACTCCTACGGATGGCAGTGAATTACCTGCTCTCTCCGCTGCTGCGTCTCGCTCTTGGCCCGTCCTGAGTCGTCGGGCACCGGCTGAGGCGCCGGGAGCGTCCATTCGCAGTCGTCGCCGCCTGAGGCGCGGTCGTACGTCGCGTGTGAGGTTGTCGGCCCGGGTGGGCCGTTGGTGCTCTTACATTAGTAGATCATCTGGGAACATCGCCCTCACGGATGTGAGGGTGAGCCCGGACAGTCGCTGTTGCGATGGCGCGCTCGAGGCGGCGGCCATCGCGCCGGCGCCCGACACGGGGGCCCCGGACACCGGTGCGACGCCCTCGAGCGACGTGCCGCACTGGTCGCAGTAGAGCGCGTCGGCCTCGTTGGCGGCCCCGCAGCTGGGGCAGATGAGGGCCTCGTCGTCGTCCTCGCCCGCGTCGGTGTCGACCGCTACCGCGATCGCGACCCGCGATGCCGGCGCCGGCGGTGCAGGGCGGCGCGCGCCGGCGAGCTCGGCGGTGATGTCGAGGTCGCCTCGCCGCTCGAGCTCGTGAAGGATGCCCGTGGCGGTGGGCAGCGACGCGGCGCGCACCTGGTCGAGGAGTAGCCGTTGCCGGGCGCCGATCGAGGTGTACGGGTTGGCGCCGTAGTTGACGGCGGACACGTCGCCGCGGTGGATGTCTACCTCGGCGATCTCGAACGACATGTAGTCGTCGGACCAGTACCCGCGCACGATCATGAACGCGAACGACATTTCGGTGATCAGGCCGTCGTCGATCGCGGAGAGCATGATCGCAATGTCGTCGCGCTTGGGGTTGACGTACGCCTCGACGCCGAGGCCGTTGTCGGTCGGTTCGGGGCCGGCGACCATCGCGAGCATCAGGGTGGGTTTCTTGCCCGCGACCATGGCGATGGTGCGGGCCATGGTGATGCCCTCGTGGTTGAGCAGGAACGCGACGTCGGGGTTGGCCGCGAGGGTGGTATCGAACGCGTCCGGGCGGATCGTCTCGGTGTACGGCCCGAACATGTCCCACATCTCGTAGGAGACGCCCACGACCGACGCGACGCCGCGCAGCCGGACCATGTCCTGTCCGTTGTAGCGGATCGTGTCGGCGAGCATGTGCGCCGGGAAGCTGAGCCCCTTGCGGGCCGCCGATACGGGCACCTGGCCCAGGCCGACGCCGTCGCGGGAGGCGGCGTGCTGGTTGGCGAGGGCGGCCCCGCGGCGCTGCCCGGCCGCGGCGAGCTCGGCGCGGCTGACCCGGCCCCGCGGGATGGTTGAGGTCGTCATCTGCCTACTCCAATCAACTCGTGAGGGTGGCCTACTTCAGCGGTCGCGCGGATGGGGTCGAGGGCCCGCTCGAGCCGGTCGACCTCGTCGCTGGTGAGCATCGACGGCCCGGACAGCGACGTGCCGCCGGAAATCTTGGGCGGGGTGCTCGACGCCGGTTTCGTGGTCGGGTCGCCGAATAGCCGTTTGAACTCGTCCTCTTGGTCCGGGGTGAGCGGGGGCCGGTTCTCCAACGCGCGCGCCTCGGTGACGGTCATGCGCCGGCCGGCGATCGCGGAGTTGATGACCCGTCCGCGGGTCTCCGGGTCGAGCTCGAGCAGCTTGTCGGCGTTGAGCTTCACGTACCGGGGCCGGGGCAGCAGCCGGTTAGAGAACGCCTTAGCGCGGCGCGTCACGGCCGGCGACAGTTGCATGATCAG